GCAAGTCTCGGCCGCCATCGCCGCGAGCCAATAGTCCTCACCCTTCGGCGACTTCTCGTTGTAAATACTCGCGATGGTGTTCGTAGTGTTGCGGAGCCGCTCGGCCAGCTTCTCGAATTCCTCAGCGCTGCCCATGCCCAATGCCTGCGCGGCGTGGATCATCATGCGTGAATGCGGCGCCATGACGACCTTGTTGCCGGCCATCGCAATGAAACTGGCAGCAGAGGCCGCGAGCGCGTCAACGAAGACTTCCACTTCGCCAGGGAAGGACTTCAGGCAGTTGTAAATCGCGATGCCATCATCAACCGAGCCGCCCGGCGAGTTGATGTGAAGCCGCAGAATGCCAGCTTTGATGCCCCGCATCTCGTTTACGAAGTCGGCGGAAGAGACGCCCCATGCGCCGATCTCGTCGTGCAGCATGATCGTCGCCGAATTATCGGCGGCGTTGGTCTCGATGCGATACCAGGTATCGGGCAAAGAAAAAGCCCCCAACGTCGATTACGTTGAGGGCACTTCGCAATGGCCACATCGTTCCCCGTAGTCAGCTTACGGGCGGGAACTAGTCCACTGCCGGTAAGGCTAGCCGACGCATTTTCTCTTTGTCAAGCCCTAACCTTGATTGCGAACGCTGCAACGAGGGCAATCCATCAGCCACGGCCGGGCCAATGACAGCGCGAGCAACTTTCCACAGCCTTGGCACCTCGGTGCCTGATCCGCCTTGGGCTCATTCTTGGCAAGCTCCTGCCGCTCGGCTTGCTGTGTCACGGGGCCACCGGTGCCGCGGGTGCGGGCTGAGGTTCGTCGCCACCCGTTGGCGGGGTTGCCACCACCGGCGCGCCCACTGGGGCCTTGACGCCAGCCTGCGACTCCTCACCCTGCGGCATACCCTTGACCGACTCGCGCACGTCACCCGCCTTGATCTCGTCAGCACCAACCGGGACGAGGTTCGCGGGCAAGAGGTATGTCCCGCCGTCGGCCTGAGCGCTGCGCCCCGTCGCGATGCGAAACTCCTCAATCGTGCACCCGCCCGAGATCAGGTCACTGCGCCAGCGCGCATGAATCTGGTCTACGTCCTCCTGGAGCGCACGGACATCACTCAGGTCGAATGCGATTTCGTCCACTCCGAGAAAGTTGGGCTTCAGCCGAAGGTTAAGCGGTCCGGCAATCTCTTTGTAGAGCGGAGCTAGAGTGTTATCCCAGAAGAACCGTTGCACCATCTCCAATGCCGCGTAACTCGTCGGTGCATCATCCGCGCCCACGAGCGCCGGTGGGACGCCGAAGCACATTGCAATGCGCCTTACATCCATTTTGTCGAGTTCCGGTAGCACGAGGCCCGACGCTCCGAGGTTGGCCGTCATCGGGGTGAACGCTGCCTCAGTATTGTCAAGCACGAGCAGGTCGTGCCACCCTTGCGGGCCGCCGAAGTCGTTCCGAAAACGCTGCTTAATTTCCGTCTTGGCGTTCGCATCCATCTTGCCCTTGATACTAAGCATGCCCGCTGGCACCCCGGCGTTCTGGAAATATGCCTTGACGAAATCGCGGGAGTAGTTGTCAACGTCAACGCGCCCGGAAGCCACCATCAACGGCGGCATGCCGTAGAAGTCATTCAACGGGTTCCGCGTCTTGAAGTGGATCACGTCGCCTGGTGGAAGCTTAATCTTCTCCGTCAGGCCGGCGTCGTATTCGTATCGCGCGATGTAGGTCGTGGCGTCCGGGATGATGCTCACTCGGTCCGGCCGCATCATCCACAGTTGCACAGCCCTCCCGCTGAGCGAACGCACAATCAGCGCAAACGCGTTCCCTGCAATCGAACGGTGGAGCAACACCGTCGCGAAGAACTCGAACCGATCCATGAACGGGTTCGGACTGTTGAGCAGATCGAGAACGGCGTGATCATGCTTCCAATCCTTCCCTTGCCGCACCATGAGTTTCGGCTCGGCCGCGCTCGTTGACAGCTCCTCGACGCATGCAAACACGAGTTCGTTGAGCGAGTATCCCTCGCGGGCATACACCTCGTAGCGACCATTGGAAAGCTGTTGCCGGCCGTTCTGCCACGGCTGAATGGCGATTGGTGCGAAACTCGTGACAGAGGCCAGGTTTCGGACGGCCTGGGTGAAAGCGCCCATGTCTACCCCGCTGCGATGCCGAACATTCGCACCGCCAGACCTATCGCGCACGCCCCGATGATGATGAGGGTTGCGCCGCCACCGACGTAAATGAGGCTGATTGCCAAGAGCCGCCGATCCTCTGCGTCAACGACTCTGCCGATTAACCACCCGGCGCGGCGGGTCGACTTGACAATCCCCAAATGTTCACCCCTCTACACGCATGAACTATAGCGACTCTGAGGGCAATAAGGAATCCCGAACATAACACAGGAGCCCTCGGTCAGAACGCATGATGTCGGCGCGCGTCAACACGAACCCCTCGCTGGTGAGCTTCCGGTCGATCAGGATGCGGTCCCCGCGCCGGTGAAACTCCAACACGATGGCCGCACGTGGCAGCGGCGCGCGTTCGACGATGTCTACTTCGGAGCCTTCGGTATCGATCTTCATGATGTCGCACGGGGGGAGCAGCCGCGGGGAGAGCGTGTCAACGTCGACTCCCTCAGAACATTGCTCGCCGAGGTCATAGAGCGACGCCTCGCCTGGATTGTTCCTGCCGAAGTGAAGACGCGTCGGGGACGGGAGTGAACTCACGGCCACTGACTCCAGGTAGCACGCCGTCTGGAAAGTGTTGTATCGGAGCATATCAATCATCTCCGGGTTCGGTTCGTAGCAATGCACTATGCACCCCGGCCACCGCTGCGATGCCCAGATGGCGAATGCGCCGACATTCGCGCCGAGGTCAAGAATCGTTGGCGGCTTCTCGAACATGAGCCCCTCAATCTCGTACTCGCCGCGCAACACCTTCTTCAGGTGCGGCACCATCATATCGGGACATTCCATGGTCCGCCGTTCGCCGTCGACTTCATACTCAATCACAGAAACGAAACCCCTACTTCCCGCGACTCATCTGGCGCGTTGATCGTCCCATAGACGACGTGGCTCATAGCCTGCGCTACGTCCATCACCTTCCCCTTGCGCCGCTTCTGGAGGTAATACCCTTCCTCGCCCACGCTCTTCACCGTCGCCGCCATGATGTGCCGCTCAACGACGTCCTGGTCGTAATGAAACCGGCGCTGCACGATCAGGTCATACATGCCCGTCGCCGCTGCGCTTCGCCGCTGGCCTTGCTGCGTGATTGTCTCGCAAACGATCCCCTCGGCCGTAAGGTCCAGCACCATCAATTGCGATCCGTAGGGGTCGAACACATTGGTTGCCACTGAGAATTCCGCACTCAGGTCACGAAGGAACTGCCGAATGTCTGGCAGCGGTGCGCGCCAATCCTCGTCATATGCTCCTGAGGCATTGCGCGGCCGTTCCCATGCGCGTGCCTTCCCGTACAGGCACGGTTCGCCGGTATGCCCGCAAGGACGATCCGTGCCGCTCATCCACTGCCCCCACGCAATCGCCGTCGAGTCCTCCGACCGCGAGAGGTCGATCCCCACCCATGTTTGCGCTTGCGCCTCGTGCAGGAATGATGGCACCCGGCACGCCTGGATCTGTTCGCGCGTCACCCACGGAGCCTCGCCGAAGTCCACCCAACAGTTCAAGTACAGTCGACGGAAGGCGGATTCTGTGACAGCGCCGCCGCCCTTGCCACCGTTGCTGTTCGTCCCGGCCAATTCCCCACGTAGAAAATCCTCATTGACGGTAACGCCGAAGTTAGGCATCGCAAGCCGCCAGTTCGCCGGGTCCCGGTAGTCACAATCAGCTGGTGCCTCGATCCACCGAAAAAAGAACCCATCGTCCTCTTCTTCGCCACGCTCGATGGCTCGGCCATGCAGATAGAGCCCGCCGCACCGCGATTCCTCAAGGTCTATTCCGGCCGTGGTGATCGATACTTGCATCGGCTGGTCGCGGGCACCGGAACCTGTATTGAGCGCATCCCAAAGTTCCCCGGCTTGCCCCACGCCCCATGCGTGCAGTTCATCGAAGATCACTCCGAATGGGTTGAGTCCGTGTTTCGTCGCGCCTTTGGATGACAGCCGCTCGAAGAATGAATACGGGTCTGAGCGCGATGTCAGCCGCTTGGCCTCGACAGTCACCAGGTCCGCGAGCGGCGCATCATCCATCGAACACATACGCTTAGCCGCCTCGAACACGACATCCGCCTGATCCTCGCTCGCCGCCGCGCAATAGACTGCCGCGCTTTTCTCTCCATCCATGAGCATTAGGTACAGAGCGAGCGCCGCGGCGAGTTCTGATTTGCCTTGCTTCCTGGCGAGCCCTATCAATGCCCTCCGATATCGCCGCCGTCCGTCTGGCCGAATCTCGAACAGTTCAAAGAGCAGAGACTTCTGCCATGGCTGGAGCAGGAAGTGTTCGCCCGTCCAGCGTCCATTGGTTAGAAGGCAATAGGTCTCTATGAACCGAATCACCTTTAGGCCGGTGGTCCAGATGTTGAGGGTAGGGTGCCATTGGGCATCTGGCCGAGGGCGACGTGTTGGCGGGCGCGGCTGTTCGACAGCGACGCTCATCCAAACATCCTTACCTGCGCAGGGCCGCGGTTGCCGCGCTTCAAGTTGCAGACGAGGTGCGCTATCTGCGTGTTCGCGTAGGAATGCAGCCCACCCTTTGATAGCGGGATGACGTGGTCGACCGACGCATCCGCCCAATCAACATGTCGCCTGCAGAGCCCGCACTCGCCGTGGTCGCGGTCGTAAAGCACCGTCCGGTCTATCGTCTCAATGAATGCATCGCGTTCACGAGCTCGCCGGTTGGCATCACTGCGCCACACAACATCAGGATGAGCCCTGCCATATGCCCTTGCCGCCTCTCGAATCTTCTCACGGTTGGCCTCTCGATATGTCGCCGCCGCCGCAAGCCTATTCGGGCGGAACCGTTCGTAATCTGAGCGGTTAGAATCCTTTGCCCGCTCAGGATCGTAAGTGCGCCAGTCCGCCGTCCGCTGTCGCGCTTGTTGTCGCCGATCTTCTCTGTCCCGATACCGTGCGCCACGAACCTTTCTGGCGGCCAGTTGCGCCGGCGTCGCATTCTTGCATCGAAGCGAACAATAAAGGCGTGGCCGCCCCAATCGTGATTGAGTAAAAGACTCGCCGCAGACAGCACACAGCCTCATAGCTCATTCACGCTGATAACCTCTGACATGTCCGCCATCAGGTCTTTTGGCAAGTCGTTCGCGCTGCGTTTAGCTTCGCTTGCGGTCAGTTGCAACCGCCATCGCGACAGCGCCGTCATGCCGAAATGGTCTTCGGCGCGGGCAATCTCCCGGCTCAATTCGCGCACCGTCCGGCGAAGCGGGTTCTGCATGAGTTGGCCGTGGCTGCCCTTGATCAGCGGATTGTCGCTCGCCATCTTGCGCAGCTTCGCGCGTTCATCCACGCACAGAATCCAGTGGGTCAACGCTTCCGCGTCCGCCTCCATGTTCACGGCATCCGCCACCCATGACAGGAAGAACCGCCGCCACCGGCCGCGCGCATAAGGCGAGATGTCAGCCGGCGCACGTGGCACCACGCGGTTCTGATTGGCAATGACCGTCAACGCGCGTCCGCGCCCGCCGCGCCCGTTCGCAAGCAGTCCCGGCGCCTTCTGTCGCTGTCCGCTCATCCGAGAACCGCCGTCTTGCCCGTGAACGCTTCCCAGCGAGCCACTATCACGTCAATGTACTTTGGCTCGATTTCGAGGCCGTAGCAGCGCCGTCCAAGTTGCTCGCAGGCGATTAGCGTTGTGCCGCTGCCAAGGAAGGGGTCGTAGACATCGCCCGAGTGGTTGCGGATCGGGCGCGCCATGCATTCGACAGGCTTCTGGGTCGAGTGGCCGCCATCCACGTTTCTATCGAGGTTCACTTCCCAGAGCGTGGTTTGCGAGCGATCTCCAATCCACCCCGCCGTGGCTCCTTTGCGAACGGCATACCAGCATGGCTCGTGCTGAAAATGGTAGTGCCCGCGACTGATAACATGGCCCGCCTTAGCCCAGATTATCTGAGCACGGATTTCGAACCCCATCGCCAAAAGGCTCTCCGAGTGCGCCGTGGCACGCAGACCTGCGTGCCACGCGTAAACGACATCGCCAGGGAACAGCGCCCAGGCTTCCCGCCAATCGTCGCGGTCATCGTTTGCGACAAGACCTTCGCGCCTAGACGCGAAGGCTATCGTCCCTTTTGCCGCCGCCTCATTTCTCCACCCAGGCTCGTACTCCACCCCGTATGGCGGGTCAGTAACACAGAGGCCTGGCTTCTCCCCGTTCATCACCCGCGCCACATCAGCAGCGTTCGTCGCATCCCCACACAGCACGCGATGCTCGCCCAGCAGCCAGAGGTCGCCCATCTTCGCCCGCGGCTCCACGCCCTCCGGGATATCGTCCGGGTCGGTCAGTCCCTCGCCGCCAATACCCACGCTGGAAAGCAGCTTCAGCAGTTCGTCCGGCTCAATCCCCAATAGCTCCAGGTCGCTCCCGTCCGCCTTCATCCCGTACAGCATCTCGGCAAGCTGCTCGTCGTGCCAATCGCCCCACTGCCCGTTATCCCGTAGCGCCCGTTCCTTCGCCAGCGTCTCGGGAATGTCCTCAACGATGGCTGGCACCTTCTCCCAGCCCAGGTGCGTCACCGCTCGAAAGCGCATGTTGCCCGCGAAGATCATTCCATCAGCCGTCGCCAGGATGGGCCGCCGCCACATAAACTCGGGGTCCGCATCGATGCTCTTGCACAGATTCTTGAACCGCTCGTCCTTGATCGTGCGCGGGTTCCACTCCGCCGGATGCAGGCGCGACAGCGGGACCTCGACCGTCTTGGGCTGCGTCACGTCGGCCTCCTCAACTTTTTTTCGCATTTTGTACGCGTGATTTTTCGGTTGCGGCTCCTCT